ACCTATTTTATAGGCGCATTTATTCAATTAAAATGTGTGTTATTCTAGTTTATATTGGTTCTAATCTGCAAAGTTATTAAAAGTCATTATGTTGCAAATCACAACCTTTGGAAGATGGCCAAAAGTTCCCCGCCCCTCGTCTCTTGCAACTGGTACGTGTACGCCGGAACTGTGGTATTTATGCAACAGTATTCGAGAGACGGGAAACTAGAGACTAGTTTAGAATGGTTCTAAAAAAGATTAAGAGGTGCGACAATGTGATCATTGATTGTCACAGTGCCTCCTATAAAATCCTAGAACAAACAAAGGAGAAAAAAATGAAAACAAAAAAACAATTTAACCTATACACATTTACAATAGGTAAATTTTGTTCAACTGAAACAGACAGTATTGAACAAGCGATATCTAATTTTAATCAAAGATTAAATTTAGACCACAACGGGTATCACCACCCTAATATGAAATATAATTTTGATCCTATTAGAATTATAACTGAACAAAAAGTTAATGATGAAATTGAATTGGATAGATGTAATTCTGAAACTATCTTAAAATTCAACATGAATAAATTAAATCATTTAATTTTAAAATAATTCTTAAAACTCCCTAGTTCCTCGCCACGTGAAACACGTGGCGAGGTTTTTTTATTTGTTCCTTGTCGCTAGTTTCTAGGATCTAGCCAATCAATAGAGGTACCAAAGCAAGGCCAAAATATTAAAAGTTCTTAATTCTTAATTCTTTTTTTCTAGAACTATGTAACTAACACTAGTCATTATTGCGAGATTTGTACGGTTTATGACCTCAAATTCGTTATTGCTTTCTAAGAGAATACCGAATAAATTAATAATCGTTGGAAACATTAACCAAAAAATTTTACAAAAAATTTTTTTCAAAATGCATATTGATTTAGACAAAATAAAAAAGCTCCCACCAGATGTCCGAAAAGACTTTATGAAAATGGCTGTAAAGCTAGACGAAAAGAAAAAAGTATCAAAGGTTAGAAAAGACTTTCTTTCCTTTACAAAGCATATGTGGCCTGAGTTTATTGAAGGTAAACACCACAAGATTATTTCACAAAAATTTAATGATCTTGCAAGTGGTAAAATAAAAAGATTAATTGTAAATATGCCACCAAGACATACCAAATCAGAGTTCGCTAGCTCCTTGCTTCCCGCTTGGATGATCGGGCGTAATCCAAAATTAAAAATAATTCAAACTACTCACACCGGAGAACTTGCAATAAGATTCGGGCGTAAAGCTAAAACGCTGATGGATACTGAAGACTACAAACAAGTGTTTGAGACAAGACTTAGAGAGGATAGTCAAGCAGCGGGCAGATGGGAAACCGAGCAAGGTGGCGAATACTTTGCATCAGGTGTTGGTGGAGCAATAACAGGTCGTGGTGCAGATTTATTAATAATTGATGATCCGCACAGTGAGCAAGACGCTATGAACAATCAAGCGTTGGAGCGAGCATACGAATGGTATACATCAGGACCAAGACAACGTCTTCAACCGGGTGGTGCAATCGTTTGTGTAATGACAAGATGGAATACGAAAGATTTAACAGGTATGTTATTAAAACATCAAAAAGAAGCAAAAGCAGATCAGTGGGAGGTTGTAGAGTTCCCAGCGATCATGCCATCAGGTAAACCGGTATGGCCTGAGTATTGGAAGCTGAAAGAATTAGAAACAGTAAAGGCATCCTTATCACTTGGCAAATGGAACGCACAATGGATGCAAAACCCAACATCAGAAGAGGGAGCTATCATTAAACGGGAGTGGTGGAACATTTGGGAAAAAGAAGAGATGCCAATATTAGAACACGTTATACAATCTTACGATACCGCTTTTATGAAAAAAGAAACAGCCGACTATAGTGCTATAACTACATGGGGTGTATTTCGTGAAAACGAAGACAGTCCACAACAGTTAATATTAGTCGATGCACTAAAAGGTAGATACGAGTTTCCCGAACTTCGCCGAATAGCAAAAGAGCAATATGATTACTGGAATCCAGAAACTGTTCTAGTTGAGGCTAAAGCCAGTGGACTACCACTTACATACGAGTTGAGGAATATGGGTATACCTGTTGTAAATTATACTCCCTCTAAAGGAAACGACAAGCACGCTAGAGTAAATGCTGTTGCACCTTTGTTTGAAAGTGGTATGATATGGACTCCTGATGAAAAGTTTGCAGAAGAGGTGATTGAGGAGTGTGCTGCTTTTCCATACGGTGACCACGATGACTTGGTCGATAGTATGACTCAGGCTGTGATGCGATTTAGACAGGGAGGGTTGGTACCGCATCCTGAAGATTATAGAGATGAGCAAATTATAAAAACGAAAAGAACTTATTACTAATGGCTAATGGAATACTAACACTTAACCCAAACTTTCCTGAGAGAAATCCAGAGGGTGAAAAACTTCCTTTGATTGAAGCACCTGTTGGTGCAGGAATAGGTTTAGCTTTGGTTAATTTTTTAAAAGATAAAAACAAAGAAAATTTACCAGAAAAAATTGACGAAGAAAAAACTCCACAAGAAGAGCCACCAGAAGATCCAAATGTATTACCAGAGCTTTTAGCTGAAACTGCAGTAGACAAAGTAAAAAATAAAATTAAAACTTGGGAAAAATATATGTCTCGAGACGAGGCTGAAAAAGCTGTGAAAGAAAGTAATATAACTTTAAAAGATCTAGAAATACCTGCTTTAAAAAAACAAATTACTTTTAGAAAAACTGGAAACGGCTTTGAAATTTTATTTGACAAAAAATTAGTGGGAGAGCTTTTGGACATTACCTTTTTAAAACAGGAGGATGGAACTCAAGTAGGAAATGAAAGAACTTTTAATTTAGCTCTTATAGATGAAGACGGCTATTTAGATGAGGCTTTTGATACTATTGAAACAATTAAAAATGCAAAAGAAACGGCTAAAGACGTTGTTGCAAAAAATCTTTTAAGGGATTCAACGGAAATAAATTTTCCTAGTTTAAAAAAAATATTTCAAAATCTAGAATACAATAACCAAGGTATGCCTAAAAAAGCTGCTGAAGAATCTGAAAGAATTAGACAAAAACTAAGAGAGAGAAACAAAAAAGCCAAAGGCGGCATGATTGATAAATCTTTACCAGGGAGAAGTAGGTACATATAATGTCAGAACTAACAGATAAATATTCAAAAAATTTTAGTCCTTCACGAAAAAAAGAATTTGAAAGACGTGTGCGTGAAATAGGTGCTGATATGTCAGAGCTATCAGCTATACAATTAGTTTTAGCAGAAATGAGAAGTGAAATGAAATTAGGCGGTAGAGTAGACAAGCCACTAGGAGCGGGTGGCAAGAAATCAGGACCACCTCCTGAAAAAGGTCCAAACTCGAAAGGGTTGAATGTTAAAGGTAATACTGTTAAGACGGTAAAACTGGAGAAATAAATGGCAGAAATAGACAAAGCTTTACCCAATGAGGTAAGAAAAGAGATCAACATTCCTAGCGTAGAAGACGTTCAAGTAGAAATAGAAAAAGAGTCAGAGCAAAAAGGCCCAGTAGAAGTTCAAGAAAACGAAGACGGTAGTGTTGATGTAAACTTTGATCCAAGACTTGGAAGTTTAGATCAAACAAATGAACATTTTGCAAACTTAGCTGAACTGTTACCGGATGATATATTGGATCCGTTAGGAAGCAAAATGTATGAAAATTATACAGATTACAAATCTTCAAGAAAAGATTGGGAAAGAACTTATACACAAGGTTTAGAACTTTTAGGTTTTAATTATGATGATAGAACAGAGCCATTTAAAGGAGCAAGTGGTGCAACACACCCAGTTCTTGCTGAAGCAGTTACACAGTTTCAAGCATTAGCTTACAAAGAATTATTACCAGCCGAAGGTCCTGTTAGAACTCAAATAATAGGTATGCCAACTCCAGATAAAGAAGCTCAGTCACAAAGAGTAAAACAATTTATGAACTATCAGATAATGAATGAAATGAAAGAGTATGAAGCTGAGTTTGATCAAATGTTATTTTATTTACCACTTGCAGGATCATCATTTAAAAAAGTTTACTATGATGAAATTATGCAAAGAGCTGTTTCAAAATTTGTACCTGCAGATGATATTGTTGTGCCTTATACTGCAACATCGTTAGATGATTGCGAATCTGTAATACACAGAGTTCGTATGACAGAAAATGAACTACGAAAACAACAAGTGGGTGGTTTTTATAGAGACATAGAAATTAATCCTGCATACATGGATGAAACATCGTCTGAAAAAGCAGAGAGAGAATTAGATGGAACATCAAGAGGCAGGGATCAGAGAATGTATACTCTTTTAGAGTGTCACGTTAATTTAGACTTAGAGGGTTTTGAAGACGTTGGAGCTAACAATGAACCAACAGGAATTAAACTTCCATACATTATAACTGTTGAAGAAGGCACAAGAAAAGTTTTATCTATTCGAAGAAATTATGAAATAGGAGATGCACAAAAAAATAAAATTAATTACTTTGTACATTTTAAATTTTTACCAGGACTAGGATTTTACGGTTTTGGATTAACCCACATGATTGGAGGACTATCAAGAACAGCGACTGCAGCTCTTAGACAACTATTAGATGCAGGAACTCTGTCAAACTTACCAGCAGGATTTAAGATGCGTGGAATTAAAATGAGAGATGAAGCGCAGTCAATACAACCAGGAGAATTTAGAGATGTAGATGCACCAGGTGGAAATTTGAAAGATGCATTTATGACTTTACCGTTTAAAGAACCATCTCAAACTTTATTACAACTTATGGGTGTCGTGGTATCTGCAGGACAACGATTCGCTTCCATAGCGGACCTGCAAGTAGGAGATGGGAACCAACAAGCAGCAGTGGGCACGACAGTAGCTATGTTGGAAAGAGGATCAAGAGTAATGTCTTCGATTCATAAACGAATGTATGCTGCGATGAAAAAAGAATTTACTATTTTAGCTAGAGTATTTAAATTATACTTACCTCCGATTTACCCCTACGATGTTATTGGTGGACAAAATCAAATTAAACAAACTGATTTTGACGATCGTGTAGACATCTTACCGGTTGCTGATCCAAATATTTTTAGCCAAACCCAAAGGATCTCTTTAGCTCAAACAGAAATGCAACTGGCTGCCTCAAACCCTCAAATACATAATCAATACGAAGTCTATCGTAATATGTATGAGGCATTGGGGGTAAAAGATATTGATTTAATTTTAAAAAGACCAGAAAGACCTATGCCAAAAGACCCAGCACTAGAACATATCGATGCATTAGCTGGAAAACCTTTTCAAGCATTTCCTGGACAAGACCATCAAGCACACATTACAGCTCATTTAAACTTTATGGAAACAAATATGGTTAAAAACGCACCTATGGTTGGCGCTGCAATACAAAAAAACATACTTGAACACATAAGTTTAATGGCTCAAGAACAAATTGAAGTAGAATTTAGACAAGAATTACCACAATTAATGAAAATACAACAAATGGCAATGCAAAATCCGCAATTACAACAACAAGCAAGAATGTTACAAGAAAAAATTGAAGCTAGAAAAGCAGTTTTAGTGTCAGAAATGATGGACGACTATGCAAAAGAAGAGAAAAAAATAACTTCACAGTTTGATAATGATCCAATTGCTAAATTAAGAGCAAGAGAATTAGATTTACAGGCGCAAGAAAACGCTAGAAAACAAAAAGAAGGCGAAGAAAGAATAAATCTTGATAAAATGAGAGCTATGATGAATGATCAAAACCAAGATGAAAAATTAAAACAGAATGAAGAGCTTGCAAATCTTCGTGCAGATACTTCAATACAAAAAACTATCTTAAGTAAAACAATACCACCATCAGATAAAACACCTGATGCGGTTTCAATTATAAGAAAGGATTAATATGTGGTTATCAGCGATTAAATTAGCAATGTCTACGGGAAGTAAGATTTATGCTAACCGTCAAAGAACAAAACAAGCTATGTCTGATGCACAATTAATGCATGCAGAAAAAATGGCCCGAGGTGAGGAGGCTTACCAGGGAAAATTACTAGAAAG